AAAAACTGGACATGAATCCCTATGACGGCGGGGATGAATATCAGAATCCAGCAATCACAGTGACGGCACCAATGGAAGAGGATTCGCCGGACGTTCCAGAAGATCCTGAGCCGGAGGACGATCCAGAGACGGAAGCAGTGCAGCGAATGGCCGTAATTTCACGATTGCGGCCGTTGCTGGCTATTGAACAACAGCGAGTGGCAGCAGCGGTCAAAACAAAAACGCCGATTCAGTCGGTTGAAAAGTTTTACGCAAAATGGCAACACACGCTGGGCGATGTTTGCGAACAACTCGGAGGAACGCCATACGCGGCCGCTGAGCACTGCCGAATCTCACAGGATGCCTTGATTGAAGTCATGAGCAAGACGGCGGCAAAAGCACTTCCAGACGCAGTTGGGGAACTCACGGCATCGTGGGGCGAGCGGGTTGAGGATTTGGCGGACTACATACTTGGAGCGACAGTATGACGGAAGGATTTGTGGCCGATCGGTGTGAGTTTGAGTGGCTGACAGAAACGTCAGGCGGATGGCAGTTTGGTGAACAGGGAATTTTGGTTGCGTTGGCGAACCTAGTTAACAAGCCGGGCCAGTGCGTTGAAGTCGGGGCTGGCGACGGCGAGGGGCTGCCGTTGACGATCGAACCGTTTTACAATTACGGGCTTGATTGCGTGCTGTTTGAACGGGATTCAGAGTCCCTTGAAAAACTTCACAAAAAGTTTCCAAAAGCGAATCTTCGCGCAGCGTTCGTTCTAAACACGAGTTGCCACCTTGGTGACAACTTAATGCTGTGCGTGATTGACGTTGACAGCGTCGACCGCGTCATCATGGAGCAGATTTTGACGTATCACAAACCGAGAATGCTGATGGTGGAACACTTCGACAAATGTCATCCTGCAAATACGGATGATGTAGGGCGTGTTCCAGCGTGGCTGCTAGGCATTGAGATCGATGGAGGCTTCAAGATTCAAGACAACGCCGAAACCATTTATTCGATTGCTTGTGATTTCAATTACACGCGACTCGGGACGACACGAGTCAACTCAATTTTCGTTCATGACTCCTTAGTCGAAAAGGTTGCCAACCATGTACCAAGCTGATCAGGAAACCGGCGAAATTTTTCTCTACGACGCAATCGGCTCTTCCATGTGGGGAATGATTGACGCGGCGACAGTATTGCCAGACCTGGCAAAGATGTCAGGCCGAAGAATCACATTGCGAATTTCATCTCCTGGCGGAAGCGTGGACGAAGGTCGGGCAATCTTTAACGCACTAAAGCGACATCAGGGCGGCGTCGATGTTGTCGTCGATTCGTCGGCGTATTCAATTGCCAGCTATATTGCAATGGCTGGTGATCGCGTCGTGATGGCGAAAAACGCCATGATGATGGTTCACAATCCGTGGACGATGGCGATGGGAAGTGCCGCCGAGCTTCGGAAGACGGCTGACGTTCTCGACAAGTATCGTGATTCGATTCTGGACGCCTACATGGACCGGACAAAAAAGGACCGCAAGAAGATAGTTGCCATTCTCGACGCGGAAACGTGGTACACGGCACAAGAAGCAGTTGCGGCCGGGTTTGCGACAGAGGTCGGAGATATTGTCGTAGACGCTCCAAAGTTCGCAAAGGCGATGTATGGCAGCAAGCCGGAAGGCGAAAAGACCAACGAGCCAACGGCAGGAAGTCGGACGCCAGCAACGATTGCATCGCGCGAAATACGATTACAGCAGATCAAGGCGATGTTTGGACGATAGGGCTGGTACGACAAGGAGCGATAATGGGAACTGCGGTAATTGTTGGGCAAAACATGCCAGACAAAACACTGGATTGTGTTGTTGACATGCACGATCGCACGATCATGTTTGAGCCGGTTCCGCAGGCTGCTGAAGCGTGCCGGAAAAGGTACGCAATGCAGCCAAAGGCTATCGTGATCGAAGCGGCCTGCGGGGAGGAGCATGGCGAATGTGTATTTAATCTGTATAACACTGATGGGCTATCGTCGTCGCTCGGCAACATTACAGCACAGGCTGAGGGCACATGGCGGAATGTAGATTTCAGCAACACCACAGCGATCTATGTGCAAGTTGTGCGGCTCGACTATGTTTTGCAGATGCTGGGAGTCACACAGATTGATTGCCTAGTGATCGATGCCCAGGGTATGGACTTTGCAATTCTCAAGACGCTCGAACCGATGATCAACGACGGCATGATCGGGTACATTCAACTGGAAGCAGACGGGGCTGGCTTTTGTCACTACACAGGAACACCAGATAATTCAGAGGCAGCCATTCTGCAATGGATGTCGCAGTTTGAGCAATACGAGGCATCGCGATTGCCCGGCCGGATGGTGGAACAGCCAGATTTAGTGTTTACGTTAAAAGAATAAACATTGACACGATTCCGACAATCTGCTTAGATGCACGCACGCGGGGAGTCATCCCGCACCGAACACAATTTTTCTGAGCAACTCGTTAGCGGCCGGAAAAGTCAAAGCGAAAACATTTCGCCGACTTTTTGCGCCGCTTTTTTCATGGCCTGAGTCGGCATCACAATCGACTAAGGACTATGGAAATGATTTGGAATCTTAAAGTAATTCGCGAGCAGATTGACGAAGAGCTTGGCAAGGTTGATACCATCGTCGCTCTCGCAAAGGAAGAAAACCGCGACTTCACGCCAGAAGAAGCCGCCGAAGTGGATCGCATTCAGGGCACGGACGACAAGCCCGGCGTTCTGCAGAAATTGTACGCCGACGAAAAACGAGCTGCTCGCGTCAACGCAAACGCAGCCGCACGTGTTCGCTCGATTGGATCAATCGAAGTCGGCGGCCAGACCGGCAGCACAGCACTTGCGACCACAGAGCCTCCTCGGGTGCTTGTTCCAGCGACTGCAAAGCGTCACGGCACCGTCAAGCACTTTAAAGGCCCCGATGCGGAAGCAAACGCCTATCTGACCGGCCGTTTTTTGATGGCAGCCATCGGCAACGATGACAAGTCAAAGATGTGGTTGAAAGATCACGGCGTTTCGATGCAGCACAGCAGCGACGACAACAGCAAGGGCGGTTATCTCGTGCCCGAAGTGCTGGAAAATGCCCTGATTGACCTCAAAGAAGAGTTTGGCATGTTTCGTCGCTATGCGATGAACTGGCCAATGACTTCGGATGTTTCGCTTGTGCCTCGTCGTGTGTCTGGATTCACCACGTATTTCGTTGGCCAGAATGACACGATCACAGCGTCGACAACGGCACTCGATCAGGTGCGACTGGAAGCCAAGAAACTTGCTGCTTTGACGCAGTATTCCAGCGAACTGAACGAAGACAGCATCATCGCAGTTGCTGATTACTACGCTCGCGAATTCGCCTATGCTTTGGCGGTTCGCGAAGACTCCTGCGGGTTCCTTGGCGATGGCACCAGCACTTACGGCGGCATCACCGGCGTTGCAAACGCACTGGCGGCAGGCTCCGTGGTCACCGCAACTGGCGTCACCGCATTGGCAAACCTGCTGATCGGCACGTTCCAAGAAGCGGTCGGCAAATTGCCAGAATTTCCAGGCATTCAGCCAGCGTGGTACGTCCACAAGGCTGTTTACCATGCGTCAATGGGCCGTCTGCAGATGGCGGCTGGTGGAAACACTGTGCAGGATCTTGGCAACGGACCAGTGCTGCAGTTTCTTGGCTATCCGGTGCGGTTTATTCAGACCCTGCCATCGACCGCCGCAACCACGACAAAGATCGCTTACTTTGGCGATCTTGCAATGGCCGCAACGATGGGCACACGTCGTGGCGTGACGCTTCGGGCTGACGAATCGTTGTACTTTGCTCAAGACGCTTTGGCGTTGCGAGTCACGGAACGATTTGACATCAACGTGCATGAGCGCGGAACAGCCGACGCTGCTGGTCCGCTGCTGATGATCCAGATGGGCTGATAGTTGACCCACTCGTCGCTCCGGGTGGACCCGGCCGGAACGTTGGCTTGCTGGCGTTCCGGTCTTTTTAAAACCAATCGCACACATTTTCATAAGGTGATCACATGAAACCAAATCAGAGAACTCAGGCAGTGATTGCACTGTCAGCACAGACGGCCGCTGCAACGGCGACTGTGGCTGGATCGATCGTCGACCTGAAGAATGTCGACTATGCAACAATCATTTTGGCCACGTCAGTTGCAGCAAACACGAACGCGGCTCCAGTAGTCGTCAAGATTCAGGAATCCGACACGACTACAACCAGCGATTTCACTGACATTAGCACCAGCACGATGCAGTTGTCCGTGACGCTGTCAACGGCGACTGGCCGAGATGCAAAGTTTCACATCAACAACGACGGCACACGAAAACGTTACGTGCGTTTGTTCGCGACACCTGGCACGCACACGACAAACAGCGTGGTCTCATTGGCTGCGGTTGCAGAGTTGATGATGGACACGATGCCATCAGGCACCACAGGACAGGCCGACTTTGTCGCAATTGGCTAATCACCCCTAAACACCCGGAGCAAACGAGTGACCTCAAAATCGGTAAAAGTGTGCGGCATGATGACCTCGCCGCGATACATCAACTGTTTCTGCCGTGATTACATCGACGCGGCTTTTGTGGCGGCCAAAATTCCGCTGCAGGATTCGCAGGGCGTTTTTTATGGGCAGTGTATGCAACGAATGTTGCAACACGCCGTAGAAAAAGGCGTTGATATTGCGGTGATCTGTGACGGTGATTCACTGTTTACAGATCGCGACATTATGCGATTGCTGCAGACCTTGGAAGCCAATCCGCATATCGACGCACTGGCATCCATGCAGATCCGGCGTGGAAACAAAACGATGCTGGCAAGCATTAAAGGACAATCGACAGCAGAGGTGGGCGGAACGCCGTTGCAGGTTTCAACAGCACATTTCGGGCTGACCGTGATTGATTTGAAGAAGCTCAAGAACGTTGCAAAGCCTTGGTTTTGGTCGAAACCAGATGAGAATGGCGAATGGGGCGACCTTCGCATTGATGATGACATTTGGTTTTGGAAGCAGTGGGAAGCGGCCGGTAACACGGTCTATCTTGATCCGCAAACGCGAATCGGGCATATGGAAGAAATGGTAGTCATGGTTGAGCCGAACACATACGAAGCCGTTCACGCATACCCGAACGAATGGATTGACTCATGCAGGTCGAATTGATGCAGGACTGGCGCGGGTATCGCGTTGGGTCTCGGTTTGAATTGGATGTAATTGGCGGAGGCGTCTTTGATGTTTTGCAACGGAACAACGTGGCAAGATTATTACCCGGACCGAGCGACGCGGGAGAAGGATCAAGAAATCCGCCATACGGTTCGAGTGGTGACTCCTCCGACGACCGAGCCAGTGACGATCGCAGAGGCCAAGGCACAGCTCAGCATCGGGGCAAGCGACGATAGTCACGACACAGAGCTGGCGTCGATGATTGCAGCGGCTCGCGAGGAATGGGAACGCGACACCTCCATTGCATTGATTACGCGGACGCTGGAACATCGGCTGCCAAAGTTTCTGTCTACCGTCGTTTTGTCGGTGCGGCCAGCAATTGCAATTTCCTCAGTGACCTACGTTGACACAACAGGAACAACGCAAACCGTTTCATCGACCAATTACTACCTAGACAGCGACGAGGTGCGTTTTCTTGACACATTTGTAAAACCCGATGTGCAGGGGAGAAGCGAAGCGGTCAAGATTACTTACACCGCAGGATACGGCAGCGACTCCCGCGCGTGTCCGGAACTCGATCGAATGGCAATCAAGCTGAGCTTGGCCAATCGATTTGAAGACCGCGACATGATCGCAGCATCTGGCGAGCGGCGGGCTTATGAAGCACTGGTGGCAAAGAAAATGAGGGCAAGTTATCCATGACTTTCCGCCCTGAACGAAAATTTCGACTTGGAACGATGCGGCACCGAATTACGGTGAGCGTGGAAGGCACGACACAGGACGGAGCCGGGCAGCCAGTCGTCACGCTTAGCACTTGGTTGTCAGATGAGCCAGCGAAATACGAGCCAACAACAGGCGGCGAAGGAGCACGAGGGCGACAAGTGGAGGCCGGAATCAGTGCCATATTCACAGTGCGTTATCGGGACGGCTACACGCCAGAAATGGCGATCGACATTGACGGGCAACGTTTCTGGATCGTCTACGTTAAAGCAGTTCAGGGCATGGATCGCTATCGAGAACTCTATTGCAAATCGGTGGTGCTGTAATGGCTCGCGTTTCGATTGGGATGGAGCTTATTGATGGCAACAAATTCCTGAAGCAATTAGAGCAACTGGAATCTGTCATTCGAAGTACGGTTATTGAGAACGCAATACAGGCTGGAACGGTGCCAGTTGAAGCGGCCATGCTTGCCAACACGCCAGAAAGTGACGGTTCACGCAAAAAACAATCAACAAAAACAAAACGTCGCTGGAGTGGTGCGAAAAAACTCAAAACGACGATTCGATCAGTAGTAAGGCCAAAGAAAAAACTGGGTGTGTTGATTGGCCGGATTGGTTTGGTCGGGCCTTCTTACAGTGACGGCGGCGGGCATGGAAACCTGTTTTCAAAAGATCATAAGCGAAAGGTTTTGTGGGGGCGTGATGCTGGCACAATTCGCAAGGTCAATCAGTTTGTGAAGAAAACGGCAGACGAAACAAAATCAGCGGCATCGGCGGCCGTGACTTCGTCTTTGAAGTCAGGAATTGAAGCCGCAGCAAATCGGATGGCAAAATAATGGCGGATCTTGGTAGTGCAGTCAGGGGATATCTAGCGGCGAATGTCGGCGTAGCAGCCGCCGTATCGACTCGCATATTCCCGGATGTACTGCCGCAAGGATACACAATCAGGACAGGTGGAGCGTTGACGTACACGGTTATCAGCACGACGCACGATCACCTCATTAACGGATTGTCTGGAATTGCCAGAAGCCGAATCGAGTTTACTGCATTTGCCTCAACGCGGGCTGGTGCGAACCTGATTGCAGAAGCGGTCAGGGCAAGTGATTTACAGGGTTACACTGGAGCAATGGGCGGCGTGTCGATTGAATCTGTAATGATCACAGGAGGCATCCAGACGCTGGATGAGCGGCCGACTGATGGATCACAGGAGCATCGATATTTAACGATTTTCGACTATATGATCGCATATCAGGAAACGGTGTAAAATGGCAACGGGAACACGATTTAAGACCGGCAACACAGCAACGATCACACTGGGTGGAGCACAGACGACCGGCATCACTACAGCGTGGGCTGGAAATGTTGTTTCCATTAATCCAGGGGAATGGACGCTCGGTGAGCGCGACGTGACATTGCTGGCAGACACTGGATTCACCCGAAATGACCCACACGATTTGGCTACGCCAAACGAGATTAGCGGCGTGGTTCGGTTCAGTCCATCTTTGGGACTGCCGCCAATTG